GTTCGTGCGCTGGCGTTAAAGAAAGCGGCACGCTCTTGATAAGTGATATACTCAACATCTGTTTGGCCTGTCAGCCTTGGCAGATAATTATTAGTATCGAATGACGGATTATAAAGGCTACCAGAATAGCGTGTATTGCTAACGTAGTTCTGGATTAAAGCATCGCGGCCAGATATAACATCGCGGCAACGCTTCCATTTAAAGCGATTAGCATCGTATTCGGTGTTCGTGTTGGAGACAGACATTTACACCCCAGATATTTGAGCGAAGGAAACCGTTCCTCTACCAATAGCATACTTATATGCAATAAAATAGCCAATGGCATCGTTTAAGTGGTCAAGCCCAGCCGTTTTATCTGGTTCACCTGATTTATTGTAGGCTTGCCGCTCTAATCCTTCAATTAGGTTAGGGCATTTGTCGGGGTTTACCAGTAATCGTCTTACGCCTTGATTGTGAATAATTTGGTTGAGCGCAATCACTCTGTCCTTAACGGCGGGGTTCTTATTCGGGGCAAGCACTGTGAAATTAGCGGAGCGCAGCAAAGTTATATCCGATAAGCTGGCATTAACGCTCTTGGTAGCCCCGCCTGACGCATCTGGGTAAACTGTTATCTGATGCCCTTGGTAACGCTCTAGTAGCGCCCTAATCATCGTTGGCGTGTCTCTAACGCCTGTTAGCTCATCAAGTGCCAGCGGGTTGTTGTTACGGATAACGCAGACAATGGCGCTCATGTTGTTGACGTTAAAGTCTAGCCCGATATGTAAATTTTCTCTTGGCTGTATGCGCTCAAGGGTATAATTTAGTTTGCGGTCAAACTCTGGGTAGACGCTGCCAGCCGTAAGGTTGACAAACTCGCCATCCAGATATGCGGCTAATAGGCTTGACGAATAGCTGTTCTGCAAGTTCTTGATGTAATCGGCTGGTAGGTTGGCTGCGTTGTCAGCAGTCTTAGCCCTATAAAGCGCATAGCCCTCTGCCTTGTTCTTTACCCAGCGGTCATAGACAAAACGAAAGCCTTCTGGTGTTGTAGCTACACCAACAGTGTTTTGAACAGGCTTGCCAGATACCGTGAATGCCTTCTGCCGATTACGGGCAATAATCTTATTCCAAACGGCACGGGCCTTGTCGAGTGGCAGCGTATCGAGTTCATCAACCACGCTATGTGCTACCTCATAACCAACAATGCGGTCAGGTTGTTCCATGTTGCGAAAAATAATGCGGCCCAGTTCTGTTTCCATTACCGCCTTTTGCTGGTTTAGCTTGAATGGGATGTTGTTCTTTTCAAACAGGGCGGGGAAGCGTTGGAAGGCAATGTCTTCAATCAGCGGATATGTAGGCAAGTAATATGCAACATCCTGATACGGGCAATATCTCTTAAGCCGCATAATGCGTGCAATGCCAGCAGCAGTCTTTCCCGAACCAAAGCCGCCGACAAAGGCAGGGAATGGCTCTTGGCTAAATACGAACTCTCTCTGGCTTTCAGTAAAGGTCAAAGCCAATCTTCGTCCGTGATGGGCTTAAACTGCAAATCAACCGAAACCTTGGTAGGCTGGTTGAAGCCGTGCATAATGTTTAGCTCTTTTACAGCCCCTGTCATGCCTGATGGTGACTTCTCTGCATTAGCTACCTCAAATGCTTGAATGAGGCCCAGCACCGACATTTCGCGTGTCCATAGGTGCTGTTGAGCCACTTCAGCCTTTAATTCATCCACCCTTAGGGTAATCTTAGGGTCTTTGATTAGCCTTGATGCTTGAATGTAAACGCTTGCGTCTTTCATAGTCGCGGCATCGTAGGCTGTGCGATAGGCAGTCGCTTGGTCATCGCCATTGGCAATGCACTGAGCAAATGTTTCCTGCTTTGCCGTCAGCTTACTCATTAGCTTCTGCCCTTGCTTTGTCATAGCTCTCTAGCATTTCAACACCCTTCTCTATCGCACAAAAAAGGGACTTGGTGTATGTGTCCATTTTGTCTCCATACGGCGAAAGATGTTTGAGAACCATAACAGCTTCTTTGGGCGTATAAAAAATATTAGCAATTCTGTCCTTGCTTAGTAATGCAATTTGCCCATGCCAAATTTCGATTATGCTAATGTCATCAACAGATTGCTCAATCATTGGCATCTGCCTTTACTTGGTCATAGCCTTTTAGCCAATCTTTGCTGCGCCGTGTATCCCGTGAAAGCCCAAATATTGCAGCTTCACGGCCATCTTGGAATTGCAATATGTTCTCAGCTATCATGTTCCTTTTAACCTCTAGCTCAATTAGTTTGGTAAGGTTACTTTGACCTTTGGGACGGCCCTTTGGGTTACCTGACTGTCCAGCCTTAAAGCGACTATGCTTTGGTGGCTTACCATAGCCCACCTTGCCATCGTCTTTGTCGGCTGCGTCATCTATAATCTTGCTGCCTTCCTCTATTTCAATAAGCTTTGCGAGATAATGTTGACACTTCTTTAGGTCTTGCACCCCGTTCTTGTCGAGATACCTTGCTAAGTATTTTATACAATTACCGTGCAAATAGCCAGCAAATGCTTCTTTGCTCATCCATGCTTCCATTGCATCCCAAGGTTGCACAGCCTTTAATGCGTAATGGTCACCGCCGACTTGATAGTCATTCGTCTTCATAATAATCATCCTCAAACGGGTCATAGCCCTTAAGCATGGCATCAACTGCAACCATTATAGGGCCAGTAATGTTTATCTTGCCAGCTTCCATCTTGCGAATGGTTGTGCCGCCATTGGCTTCAGACAGGCGCAATGCAGCGGCCATGTCGTTTATGCTAAAGCCCATGCGGTAACGGGCCAGTTTAAGCTTGTCGGGGGTCATGCCTCTGCCCTGCTCTTTTGCAGGGAATGAACAATGGTGCTGTGGTCGCGGTTCATAATACGTCCAATCTCTGTAGTAGAGTAGCCCTTTTCACGCAGCATAACAGCACATTTACGCCGCACTGCAACAAGCTTTTTCATGCGGTTCTTACCTATTATGTCTTCCGCTGTGTAGCCATACTGTTTAGCAATGGCCTCCATTTCCATCATATTTGATTGCCTTGGCGTCATGCCGCGACTGTCAACAAGCACTATTTCTTCTTCTTCCCAGATGAAATCGTCTTCAAACATTTCCATATCCTAAACCTTCTAACAATTCACTAGAGCGCATTTCTTCGTAGCGGTAATCCGCTTCGTTTGCGCCAGCATTATCTTCAAACTCAAATGCCAGTTCCTGCAATGTGCCAGCAGGGTCTTCGTCATAATCGACAATAGCTGTTAGCAATTCAATCTCTTGCTCATCGCTAATGCCAAAAGCCTTGCCGTTAAAAGCCATAGCATAGCGCGATGCTACCCATTGGGCTTTCTGGCGCTTATGCTCTGCGTTGTAAGCGTTTAGAGCGTCGATAGCGGCTTGCGCTAGGTCTGTGAGGTTCTGGCTCATGCTGCAAACTCCTTATCAACCCATGCCTGACGGCGAGCATCAGCACGTTTGTTGTATTCATATACTTCGTATTCATCAGCGGACAAACACGCATCAATGTGGCTTTCGTCAGCGTATGTCAGGAAGCCATTATCCAGTAAAATAAGCATATTACCGTCAGTGTGTCGCACTTCGTGCCAAGCGCCATCCGCTCTTGTTTTAACGTAGTCTCCAACAAATATAATCATTTTACATCTCCGTATTGGCGAGGCTTGGCCTCTGGTGGATGGGGGCCGAAGCCCCCGTTGGGTTTATGCTAACTCTTTAGTCCATACATTTGCATACAATGGCAAGCCATTCATTTTACGGCGGCGGTTCATTGTTTCAAGAAACTTGTCACTGCAATGAGCGCAACGGTCAGAAGCTGGTGCAGCGCGAAAATCGTCTGGGTTTACTTTGTGGCTATCAGGAATAAATTCCATCGCTTTACGCGAATTAAAAATCATCTTGCCATTTCCAATTGCGCTGGCGTTGCAAGCAGTCTTGCCTTTTACCGAAACAAGAAGGTGAATTTTGTAAGCCATAGTCGTTTCCTTATGTGGCGGGGCGCTGCCCCTTGCTGATGCCCCCTTATATGAGCATCGATTTTTTCTGTCAAATTCTTTTTTCAATGTATGTCATTTTTCTTTGGGATGAAAAAAGCGTTTGACATTATGTTTAAACTTTGGTAAAAGGATTTTGTCAGCAGCAAAAGGCTGTTGATGGGGCCACGCCCCGCTCTTTGACAATTGAATAGGAGAATACCAATGGAAAAAGACATACTTGCAGTCTGTTTTATTATGGGCGGTTCATCGTTTGGTAGAGCAGACAACATTCCAGAAGCTGTAAGGTTATGCAAGATTAGCCTAGAGCGAGATTGGGGTAGCGTTTTTATGCTTGATGGCAAAACAATGCCAATTAACTGCTATGATGTTACTGGAAATGACGTTTGCTATTTTCAAGACCATGAAATTATTGGAGACAACAAAGATGAGTTTCCAGTGCAATACCTTGAATGTCGTGAAGTGGTATTGAAGCCTTACAAGCACCCAATGGCTTACTGATAAAAACATGGCCCTGCCTTAACTGGTGGGGCCATTTTTATTTCTGCCGCCTTGCGTGCGCTATGGCTTCTAACGCCCATGCCTCTGGCGCTCCTGCATACTGGCCTTTGGCCCAATGCTTGCGGATGTCATTCATTGTTAACCGCCCTGATTGATACCGCATAAGGTCGCACATTAATCTGGTGGCCGCGCTATTTGTGGTTTGTGCCAATTTCCAAATTGCTCCTTAGGTCTGCCAGTTCCTCTGGCGTAACATATTCAAGCAGCGGCACATACTCGCGCTTGTGTATCTGAATAAGATATTTTGCTCTGCCTATTCTTCGCCGCCTTCCGTAACCTTCCTCTTGCACTACCGTATCAATTTCGGCTGGCGTTGGCATAAACTTGCAAGTCCGTAACAGTTTAATGAATGCACTACGTAAATCAACCAAGGGATAAATGCGAAGGGTTATCCAATAAAGTTCTAGCCGTTCGGTTTCTTCCTGAATGCTGCGCTTCTGATTTGCAGTCGCCAATGATAGCTTGGCAATCATCACTTCAACCTGTTCGCGCTCTGGCATGGGTGGCCGTGCGGCATCCACAAACTGTTGCAATACCTCTGCGGTTTTAGGCCCAATCGTCGGCAGATGGTCGCCCATTAGAAGTTCGTCTAGCTTGGCTGGCAAATACGGCTCTAACCATTGGGTTGGTTGGCTCTGCTGCGTGTTGGCTATTTCCTGCATTTTTCAGACCTTTCGGTTCGTATATATCAAGCCAGCCGTTAATTGTCGAACGGTCTAGCAATTCAGCTATGTCATGCCCAGCGGTGTGCAGAGCCTCGAGTTTATTGATTGCCCTTGTCTTGGCCCTATCGGTCAATGGTCTCTTGCGCTGCTTCCGCATTTCTACCCAACCCTGCCAAGCATCTATCGGCATCCAAAGCGGATATCCCTCTATAATTATATCTGGTTTATTATTTGTGTTTATATCTGGTATTGGTTTGCCCTTTTGGGCCAGTTCATTTGACTTTTTGGGCAAATGGGTTTTCAGGTTAAGGCAAGTCGGTGAATACCATTTTGTGCGGTCATAAGCGGACTTGTTATAACACCCGCTGACTATCAATCCGCTGCTCTCAAGCTTATCTAAAGCGGTTCGAATTTGCTTGCCAGTGAGGTATGGGAACAGTTCAGCAAATGCCGTGATGCTGTTGTATGTCCACCATCTACCGTCATAGAAATGCCTATCATTGGCGGCATTCTTTTCGGCCCAGTAAAACAGGTTCTGATAAATCACGGCGGCGTTGCAGCCTACCTGTGCAGCAATGTTAGGGTCAAAGTGATGGGCGCTCATTTCAAAGCCCCTTGCACAATAGTTTTGTGGCGTGTATTACTCATTACAGCGATGCCTTTCTTGTCTAGGCGTTGTTAGAGCGGGTTGAGTGCCTTTCCTCTCTTGGGCACTCCCCGCTTGCTCTTTATAAGCCAATTTAGTGATTTATAAAAGCGATTTTTATCGAGCATTGACGGATGATACGCTGATAGCGTATTAAGCGTGTCAGGTATTCTCCTTACCAACGGACTTGGGTGGCTTCGGTCACCCATTTTTTTACTTTGTTTCGCGCAAAAAGTAATTTGGGAATAGCGCAATAAACACAGCGCGGCGCAGAGGCCAATCCCGAACGATTACCCCTTTTACATCCTCAGTGACCCATATGCCATTTTCGTTATATTCAAAGTCAGACTTGTAGCCCACGCGCCTACCATTGGGATGCTTTAGCTGACGGCCATTGATGACAAACCAGTATTGAGGATGCACCGTCAGTTCAGTAATCTCACCAGCCGCTTGCATTAGATGCAGTTCATTACACCTAATGGCTTCCCGTTTGCTGTCATGAGTATGACCAGCATTGCATTGCGACTTAACTGCCCGATACTTGCCGAAGCGTTTCATGCGTTTAATTTGCTCTCAATCAAACGGTCCAGTGCGTCATTGGCTTGCAACCATGCAGCCAGAGTTGGTTCGCACCTGTCAGTTTTCCAGTTTGATAGCGTGACACGGGTAATGCCAGCTTCGTTGGCTATCTGGTAAGCCCTGATTTTATGCAGCTTTGCTACGGTAAAAAAGTCGGCAATCGTTTGTTGAACAGTGGTCATATTAAACTTTCTTTCGGCTGATAATAAAAAGAGCTTTTAATCTTATGCAAATTGATTACAAGGGGTTTGGCAAATAAAAGGAGATACCACAATGCCAGTGCATAAAAAAATCAATGAGGCACGAGTTGCCTTCCATGCTTTACCGCTTAAAAAGTCAGGTCATAACACGTTTGCGGGTTACAAATATTTTGAGCTATCGGACTTTGTAATTCCCGCCCTTCGCATTTTTAACGATGTCGGGTTGTGCGCTATTATCAGTTTTTCCGAAACCACAGCTTCAATGCACATTGTCGATGTTGAAGATGGCACGCAAGTTATCATTCATAGCCCAATGGGTTCTGCTAATCTTAAAGGTTGCCACGAAATACAAAACATTGGTGCTTGCGAGACATACAGCACCCGATACCTCTGGACAGCAGCCCTTTGCATCGTCGAGCATGACGCTTTAGATGCTACGACAGGCAAGAGCGAACCAGCGCCACGGGATAAGTTTATTAGCAAAGCGCAGTTTGATGAA